CCTTGCCTTGTGTATGAACATCATCCACTGACTGGCATTTTAACTTACAGACATAAATGCTTCAGTCTTGCCTATTGTTATTTCTCATAATGTTTTACATAGGGACTAAACATTATTTGGTCATGCCGCAAGTAGAGCTTCTTCTTCAACGATGAACTCGTCAACGTTATTGAAGATGTATTCTGCTTGTGCTAGGAGAGCATTGACATCAGTGTCGTTTGCATTTGGTATTTTGATTGGCTTTTTAAGTGGCCAGCCGATCAACCACTACATGCATTGATGATTTGTGCCTGCTAAATCGAAACCATTTCACCCCCATTGAAATTTCAAAGAACAAATATTTATTTACTATATTAAACTAAGGTGTAGTTGATTGCAACTAAATATTTTTAATGATTAATACCAACCCAAAATATCAACAACAAGCACTAGAAACAATGTGCTGGGTTTCGGTTGTAGGCGATTCGAGCTTTCCTGCAATTACAGCTTCCGGCCCTACTGTATATGATAAAACCGCACTTCTGGTTTACAATGTCGAGTCTGATCAAACCAATGGAAGTCCATTTGGTGATAATGCCTCTTCTGATGCATTCGGACGCTTGAGAGTTTCTAATCCAGTTTCACTAATAGACTCAAAGCAACTGTATAATAAAACGCCAGTCGTTTTTGATGAAATAGTTTCATCAAATGCTACGAGTATTCATGTATCTGGAGATTCCTTAACATTAATGTCTACGACATCCGCAAACGCGTACGTAATACGTCAGACTCCTCTTCGTTTCAACTATCAGCCAGGTAAAAGCATGCAAGGCATTTTTACTGGAGTTTTTGCTCCACAAACTAATATCATTAAGCGTGTTGGCTTGTTTCAGAGTGCATCTGCTGCCCCTTATGAACCAAATAGCGGAATGTATTTGGAAGTAACATCAAGCGGAGCATCGTTTGTTATTAAAAAGGATGATGGCACTCCATATAACGTTACTGTACCTCAATCATCATGGAACATTGATAAACTTGATGGAACTGGATCTTCTGGTTTGACTATAGATTTTACGAAGGCTCAAATTTTCACACTCGACTATGAGTGGCTCGGTGTTGGTCGCGTTCGGTTTGGGTTTTTCCTACAAGGCAAATGTTACTACGCACATCAAGTGACGAACTACAACCAGTTAAATGCAGTCTATTTGTCTATTCCAAACCAGCCAATTCGATATGAAATAAGACAAACAGGAACTGGAAGCGGTTCAATGAAACATATTTGTTCGACTGTCATTATTGAGGGCAATGAGGATATTCTAGGAACGCCAGCATCAATTTCTACTAGCGCAGTCATTGCTGTTGATGTTTTGGCATTCCATCCGATCATTGTAGTTCGTTTGAATCCAAATCAAAGCAGTATAGTTCCTTTAGTTAGGTCTGTAGAATTGCTCAATGTAGCTAATAATGGTTCATGCATCTATAAATTGGCATACAATGCTACCTTTAGTGGTGCCTCATTAGTGTGGAATGATATTCCAAACACATCACTCCAATATGCTATTGGAAGCAATTCAATTTCAGCTACAGGTGGGATTGATTTAATGACTAAATTTATAGGAGCATCACAAGGATCAAGCATTGGTACGAGTGAAGTTGCAGTTGGTGGGTTGAATGGTAGAATGGGCATGAAAATTGATGGCACTCCTGAAACATTATCGCTTGTTGGTAAAGGAATTACGAACGATGCTTCAATTTGGGCTTCTATAAATATGATTCAACGCGCCTGACCCTAAGTATTTATATGTCTTTCACAAATAAAAATTTTTGCAGATCATTCACACAAACCATTGGCACTAATTTAGTAGCATTATCATCACAATTATGTAGCGAAGTAATTATTGTCAATAAATCAGGGGTTCCCGTTGAAATATATGATCAAGGATTTTCAGCGTCTACATTTGCAATGTTATTATCAGCAAATGATACGTTTACTTTTAGAGGCATCACTAATAGCGATCAAGTAAGCGCAAAGGCAGTTGGCGGCACTGGTCCAATTTACTATCGCACACAACACTTTTCACAATTTGTTCAGACTGTATAAGGTCGAATAATATTAAAGCTGTCTAATGACATCTTACCACCTTTGCGTTTAAGATTGACAAACATTGTCGCAAATGCATGTGTTAAATTTGTAGTATTGTATCCAATGTAGCTCACTGTGAAGATTTCTGAGTCCTTGTCGTAGCTTAGATCGAAAGATGGCACACTTGTAATATTAAACGGCATTTGTGATGTCAGTGAAGCATAGTCGTTGAATCCGTTATAAACTAAACGTATTACATCACTTCCAAGAATATGTTCGTATATTTTTGGATATGGTGGATTGCTACCTTCTAATGTCGCAATAACTAGTGTATTGTCTTCAGGCAATAGTAATGTATTGCCCGTGCTGAAAATAGAACCAGACGTCGAAATGACAAAAGAACCATCCAAATTATTCGATGCTTTTTGCTCTGCGCTTGAGAAAATCAAACCAGTATCATAATCAATAGCAATTCTGTCAATTAAAATATTTGATGACAAATGAGTTACAATTGTATCATAATAGACTTCTACGTTTCTTATTTTATTTGATGTAAGTTGATTATATACCGACGAATTCGATGCTGCATATGTATCGTAAATATTGCTCAATGCAGATATTGCTGGTAGGGTTTTGTTATTTAAGTCTTTTACATACAAACGACCAAACGCACTGCTTCTTGCGAATATTGTGCCGTTAATATTGTCTTTGAATAAAATATAATAATTGCCATAGATGTCTGTTTGATAATTGTGAATGTACGATGTTGTTTCGTTGAATCTTGTCGAGAACCAAGACTTGTCACCGCTTAGAACATTATACTGACCGTATAGGTTAGGAGAATAATTGATTTTATCAAACCAATCATCATCAAATTCACCGATCCATGGATCTGAAAGTTCGCGAAAAGGGACACTTATAGAATCATTACCCTGTGTTTCATATACACTTTGATACGCATTAAAATTAGAGTAATTTTTATCATTATAGACATCACCTGCTTTGCATGCCGCTGTCGATGGATATTTAATATCAGATGCGTCTGTTGATTTGATTTTTAATATTTGATCGTTATCAGTATCTGAAAGTCCTCTGTTGTCAATGTAGTATTTTGGATCAATAACACTAAAGACTTTGTCTTGATAGTCATTATTAATATTTGGTTCTTTATCTACAATGCTCGAATTATAAAGAGGCACTACAAGATTATCTGGTGTAAATAATCCAAGCTCTTCATTACTTCTTATTCCACTAGACAGAGGCACATATGCGACTGTTGGATTATTTACATTTAGCAAATTAGCATGAGGTGCCGTAGCTTGCATCAATAACCCCGAAACGAATGGAACATAAACACCACCAGAAGGAGGTAATCCGACAGATATGTCTGTTAGGTTTTGTGTTATTGTAAATGGTTTTTTAGCACAATAGATAATACTAACAGGCTGATCAAGAGAAGATGATTCAAATACGATATCACTTTCACCTGTCAAGCTTTCAATGACCATTATCTTATCAAACACATCAACATCAACAACAAATCCAGATTCATCTTCTGTTGGTTGAATATTTGGTGGAAGACCATAGCATTTGCGAACAGATTCAGTCTTTGCTGCGCAATTGTGCTGAATATATGCTTCCTTTTCGATGAGATTAATTTTTCTCCATTCATATTCATCTTTAGTCGAGCTTACAGTAAAGCTTTGAGACCAAATAAATGAATTAGCATTGCGACGGAAATATTCTATTGTATCAAAATGTTTGAATGTATCTGTTGTATATTCGGGATGATTTGTAAACAAATAATTTTGCACTAAACGTCGATGATTGCCTATTGACAAATTAAAATGATCATTTCCACAAAACGAATCAGCTAATGCCCAATACGGTTTAGCTCCTAGTGTATTAGGTGATCCAGTCCATTTGTTATATTTGTAATCCCACCCATATAGCTTAGTTTGCCATATAAAATTTAATAGATTATATTTTGATGATTTTACAGAACCATCATCCCATTGAATGGCGAAATCATTTTGCTTGCGATGCAAATATACAATATGATCGCCAGGAGATAATACTAGATCCGATGCGGTGTAGTCTCTCGATTTCCAATTTTGAATATCAACATCACTATCTACTGTAAGATCAACCCAACGAGGAGTGAAGTCAAAGATAAATTCTTCACTATAGCAAAGCTCTTCTTTTACTGAAAGATAATTTCTTGGCTTGCAATATAAATGATTAAGAATAAAATACAAATCCGAATTCGTGACCAAGCAAGGTAATTTATTATTGCGGTAATAACCGTACATTACACCAGGACGCAGAACAAATTCGTTGCCATTTGGTGTTATCCACTTGCCAGTACCCCATCCAAGATCAACAAATTTATTATCAGCATCGAGTTTAAAATATGCAATACGATCGCTATTTTGCCAGCTTCTTCCTAAGCTATCACGCCATTCCGTTATTTCAAATTTATCAAAGTCTAACGGATTTGTTATTTCAAAAATTAAATCAGTAAGTGCATTATAAGAATCTAATCTATTTCCTTTATGGCCAAATGGAGAATAGTTAAGAGCTTTACATTCGCACGCAGATGTGTGATTTATTTCATCCTGATAGTAATAAAGTGATTGCAAATCCTTACGAAGATAAGGGCAATTTGGTTCATGTTTATGGCCTGTGAATGCAGGCAGATCATTTATTTTAGATGGCGGTATGTCATTAACATCACCGAATTTTGAACCATTAGCAAGCCATAAAAATGGCGTTACAATTCCCGGCGATGCTTGAAATGTTAAACCTGGTTGTATAGTGCCTGATAAAAGTGTATAATTGAAAGGCTCAAGATGTTTATTTGTAAACACCTTTTCATTAAATTGAGTGCTATTGAAATTGCGAATTGTTTGTCCTTTGAGATATGCAGCAGCAACTACATTCCCACAATTGTCAAGTTTGAGAATGACATCAGAATCTAAATGACTTGTTCCTGCTTTTGCAGCACCGAATACTTTATGAACATCAAGACCTGACAATGCAATTGGCAGTGCTATTTTATTTCGTCTTGTGATGTATGATGGAAGTGGCTTGTATTCGCTTGCTCCTTGGAAGCTTTGATATGGCCAAAAAATATGTGTTCCTTTATCAGTAGTAACGGTGCTGCTTAGCTCTAATGATGCGACTACTGGTAGTTCAGTTTTTTCAAATTTAAATAACCAATAGTCACGAACATTATTATTGAATACTCCATTAGGATTTTCATCCTCAATGCGAGTAGCATTTGTTGTATCGCGAATGAAGAAATGATCTGCTTGGCTATATAATGATCCGGCCTGTGCCCCATCGGCTGCTAAATAGCTATCATTAATCGCAACGGGTTTTGTGGATGATAATACTTCATTGATTGTGGTATTCCAATAAAGACCTTCTAGCTCAGCGATTTCAGTATCTGTAAAGTATGTCTTATTGATTAGACCGTTAGTTTGTACACCAGTCCATTCTCCATCCACAAAATATCCACGACCAGGAAAAGGAAATCTCATAATAGTGCGCCCTTCACATTTTAGAGCTCCTTGCATTTCAATCTTAAATGTATCTTCACGGTCTACTTCTGATACTTTGCATAACCATGCACCTTGGATTCCATAACCACATCTATTGACGAAAATTTTATCGGCATTTTCATAATCAGCTGCAGCTGTTCCAAATAGCACAAATTGACTATCATTAATAGGCAATGCGGCATATTCTGTGTTAGTAATTCCACGATATACAAATTCACCAGATGGCCAATAAAATAAATTGCTACCTGATGTAATGTTAATCGTCACTTCATCGACTTTGGGTATATAATACCCACCACTAACATAATATAAATCAGTGCCTAAATATTTTGCAGTTGCTTCAATTTCGCTTAACTTATTACTATCAATTCCGTCTAAATTTACAGTAGCACTTAATGTTAGATTCGCTACATCGGATACATAATCAGCAAGATCAAAAAACAAAGGATTATTAATAACCGTATCATATACACCCAATGAATTGTAATATTGTTCGCCTTCTACATTATTACAAACATCTTTGATAAAATTCGTAGTAATATCACTATATGTAGTTTTTGGATTTTTATCTTGATAGATTGATGTATCGTATAGTTCTTGAATGACAATTTTAAAATCGTCTTTAATAGCTGATAATTGAGGTAAATTAGCAAATGCGCTTTGCTCTATTACCGTAGTTTGATATTTCGAAGCAGTATAATTTTTAAGAATATATTCGTAGAATAGCTTTTCTAATGCAGAGCTACTGCCTGCCATATTATACTTGATCTTGCTTTTCTTTGCATTTGCTCTTTGATCTACATAATATAATGCAATGTCGCGAAGTTTTTTAGAAACAACAGGAATGAGTATTTCTAAGTCATATGGGTCATCAAGATTAGCATTTGCTATTTTTTTGAATTCTGGATCATCCTTGAAAACAAATTGAAGTCTTTCGATCACCTGGCGATATTGTGATTTGAGCAATTCAGATGCTGTTGTTTTATCGTATCTATTATTGTACCAACCGCTAACATATTCCTCATATACTTTTTTAGCAATAGTCGATGCAATGCTTGGATTTGCAGCAGACCATTCTAAAAATGTAAATGGCCGATTATAATCCAAAGGGACATCATTAACAATGCCTTTCGCTAGATTAGCATTATATTGCTTTTCATAGATTCCATTGCTTTGCTGAGATAACTTCTTTAAGATTTCGGCCATTATTCCTACTTACTCGTCGATGATATTTAATCCGCGATGGAGTTCAAGATTGAATAAGCTGTCTATGATTTGATTATCACCATACCAATCATTTTCTGAAGAAGCTGCCTCAGAAATGGTTGTATATTCGTCATCCCAATTAATTAGACCCTCTACTTGATTATTTGCAGGGCTGTCAATGTAGGTGTAGAATTTGTAATGTGTTGTTAATGGGATTTTGAAGTCGCCAGTGGCTGAAAGAGAGGAAACTGCATATGATGATAACGCTCCTACTGTTCTGGGATGATATAAATCATATTTAGTGCCATTGTATTGCAAATATTGCACAACAATAGGGGTACCAACATTGACAGTAGCAGATAGTGCTAATTGTGCGCCTAAATTATTAGTACGATCTTTACCACAAACCTTACAAATATCACCACAACAATTTGAGCATCCGAAATTTTCATTGCAAGGGCATCTCGCACCCCAAACCTTTTTACGAGGGCATGACGCAACATCCATCACTCGAGCTAGTCTTGAGGGGTATGAAACTCCAAAGTCTTCAACATTCAAATCAATTTGTTCTGCAAGACTTAAAAATTGTCTTAAATTTGCAGTCTCGACGTCATGATGGTTTTTAGAAAAATTAGAAATTCTTTCCATTATCTTCTGCCCAGGTTGCTCAGTGTCGATCGGTTCACCGCCAAATAAAACCTCTAAATAATTAACAAAGAAATTTTCGCTATTTTTCAATACAGGTGCATTGACAAAGTCTCTTAACTGGCATGTAAAATTATTGCTTTCATTGAATCTACGAAAGCTATTATGAGTAAGAGGCAAGATATCAAATGGCGAAGATATGCCAGTTAATGTATACGATACAACGGATGTTAACGGACTGAAAAATATCTGACCTAATGTTTTATAATTGATACTAAACAATGCACTGGCTGATATTTTTACATTTAACGATGATGTACTTGTTTTAGCAATATTCCTAGAATATCCTCCAGCATGTGTATATCCATCGTCATTGTACTTTTTAATAATCTGATTAGTATTCGATTCAAATGTAAAGCTCGATGTGATGTCACTATTTGTATCATTCAATATTGATGCTTTTGCAGTTATGCTTGATGTTGTGTTGCATGGAAAATATTTTAATATACCTTGGGTTGCATTGATGGATCTCACATAAGGAATATTGCCGCCTATCCAATAAAATGGATTTAGACTTGAAACTCCATCCATAGTAACATTAAGAGATGTGGGTGGGCTTGCTGATAAGAAAATTAATCCAGCAGCAGATACATTGCTATTAATCGTATCTGAAAATTGTCTTGTTACTATGACGTCAATGCCAGAAGGACTGCTTGGTAAATCATCATAATAATATGCCGTTACAGATGCAGTGGTGCCTATAAATGGATATTGTGAATCGAATGTTATACCAGAAGCGCTACTGTAATATACACTCGTTGGGTTTACGGTTATGCGTGATGTTGGAATTCGTCCATCATTTAAAAACTTCCAATTTGCATTCAGATGAGACCATAAATTTTCATCAAATTGATATGGGGTGCTATATGAGTTTTTTGCATAAAGGTCAATATCAATAGGTCCGCTTTGGTTTGAAGTTACATCAATAATTAAAGTAACTGCAGATGCGGCTGCTCCTGTTATCGATGATGTTCTTAATGAAATTGATTCTGGTAAAAAATTTCTAACAGAAATTGCCGACGTAAGCGTTGTATCATTTCCTAATAAGCTAACCTGATAAATTCCTGGTTGCTCATATGTTTTCTTATAGATATTTGTTGGGCTTGAAGCTATCGTGCCGTCACCAATTGCCCAGTTTGATTTCGTAACACCAATCGCAGAAAGGGTGAATTGTGTTATAGAGGCATAGCCCGTAAGCGCTGGAGTTATTACAAAATTAGCCATGGATTAATAAGGAACTGATCTTGATAGATTTGCTGCAGTTTCTAATACTCGAATTTTAGAAGTAATGTTTGGTACTAGATATCCAAATTCAAAGAATGATAAGTTTGATCTAGCAGATATAAATGACGGTAATCCATATACAGGAGAATATGATACCAAGCCTAAACCTTCGATTGATATCGTTGGCGTGTCAATTCGCTGTGTTCTAAAGCTAAGAACACCAGGCACGCCTAAAATTTGATTGTTGATTTCATAAAGATCAATAGACTTTCCAAGAGACATATTATTGCGCGCAAAATATTCAGCGATAATCGCAGCAACATTTTCAACAATCGAAGCATTATTAACTCTTAAATTTGGATCTTTTTGAATTACTAATTCGGCTGTACCCAAATCCGCCATGCTAATTTGATTGCCGTATAGCGGAATGCCAACATCAAATGCCATATAAATTGGATCCATGATAACAGGTTCGACTGTATGTATCTTTGTTTTTGAGTTATTAATTGTGTTTAATATGAGTCTTTTTTGAGATGTTGTTAGATATGATGTATACAAGGAACCAGTAACTTGACGAGGAACTGCGATGATATACGCATTGTTAAAGTTACAGGCATCAGCAAAATTAATTTGATTGAAAAGAATGCGGCTTTCACGTGAAGGATCTAAAATACCATAATCGTAAATCTTCTTCATATATCCATTTACAAAAGTATCGTTATCTACAACAACTGCATCTTGAATGATGTTGTAGAAGTTAGTTTTGACATAAGATGTAAAATCATCTGGCGTTACTAAGCGATATTGAGAACGATAAGTCTTTGGTGCATTCTTGCGGATTTGCTCAACACTTTCTGGGTCGCTTGCGTAAGTCGAAGGGTATGCATTATTGAACAGGAGATATCCGTAGTATGTCAATGGCAATGAATTATTCGTAATCGTAACATTACTCAATATGCTCGAATAATTTTTTGAATTAAATGCTACTAGATCGCTATTGAGCAAAGCACCAGCACCTACTTCACCTTCTTGTGCTAATGTAGACAGATAAAAAATAGCAATCTTATCACCTGCAGTTAATTGTACTCCATTAATACCGTCACCGAATTTCAATTCATATCTTTCATTTTCATTGAATCTGATTTCGTATCTTTTAGAATTCGCATTTTCAAGATATAATGAAGATGTAGACTCCCACAATTCCCATGTATTGGTTCCTGATGGTTGAATATATACATGAATATTGAAATGGTCTACTTTTGTACCAGAATCTGTAATGAGATAAATTAATTCGTTTGACTCACCCACTGCTGTGATTGTTGGATATTCGCGAAATTTTCCTTGGTAGAGTAATTGCTGTGTTGATGGTTCCTGCAGAAATTCAATACCGGATACTGATTTAACAAAGCTGATATCTTTTGGAAATGTGTAATTGATATCACCAACCACATTA